CTAGTAAGGTTCAAAGCACCTTTAGTAACTACACCACCACCGCCAGAACCATGAAAGTATTTCACTTTAAATGAAGTTTCTATGTTACTTTCCACCAATTGACGAACAATTAACCAACCGCCGTAACCACCCGTAAACACGTTAGCACCATTCTTATAGTTAAGTAAGTCTACAAAGCGTTGCAAAAGGTCTGTTTCTTGGTATTTTATTATAGCGGTTTCGTGGTTTCCGTAACCAATTACCGTAAGTATATGGGCGTAAGGTGACCACCATTCTACGGCGGTTTCCACTATACTATCCAAATACTTTGAGTTGTTATGTTCGGGGCGAATGTCCGACTTATTACCGCGGCGATCGCCTTTGCCTTGCATCAAACAAAAAAAGTCGCCGTTAATCATTACGGGAATGTCGTTTTCTTTACAATAGTCTAAGTCTTTTTTTAGTCTTTGCCAGTCACTTTTTGGGTTGTCCCAATGTATGTCGGAAAGCATAGCTATTTTTATTTGCTTACCTTGTAACTGTATTTCGTGAATGTTCTTTGCGTGTTTTTTTACTATCATAAAGTGTATTTAGAAAACTTAAGCAGCCAATTTGTAAGGAAACCAGCACCGAAACCTATAATAAAAAGCCACAAGTTAGCTTTTGTTTTCTTATTACGTTCGGTTTTCCACTTAACAACCTCAACTTTTTCTAGCATTTTAATAGTGTCGCGTTTTAGTCTGTATTCAATACGTGTTTCAAGTCGCGTTTTAGGCACAAAAGAACGCTTGTAACGCACTATTGTATCTTTTTGGTATACTACCCTTTCCCATGCAATTGAGTCCCTTAAAACGTACGGAATCGAGTCAATAGAATATACCGTAATTGTGTCTTCGATAGTGTCGCAGCGGTAACCTTTTTTCATTGCCTTAGTTACGTGGTAATTTGCCGAGCAACTTGTCACAATTATTGCTAAAATAAGTGACAAAAATATAAGGCTATAAGCTGAAAGTTTTTTCATTTCTGTAAGGTTTTAAGCTGAAATTTCGAAGTGCATCCAGTCGTAGTTCTTGGCCCTACCTAAAGACAAGAACCCGTGTTTTTCGAAAATGTCTAGCATTTGTTTGTATTCGGGTCTGGCAAAGCGTGCCGTTTTACTGGTTTCCTTTAAGGTGTTACGAACGGGGTCTAAATCTATGGCAATACCCCAGGCGTGCTTTGACCAACTAGAACCGCCACGCATTTTGCGAAAGTTGAAACAACCCCCGTAAAGGTCTATACCTAGTTCTACTATACGTTCGTACCCATAGACGGCTAAAAGTTCGTTAAACACGCTTAAAAAGGCCTTAGCTACGTCTTTGTGGCAACGCATCTTTGTTACTTTCGTGTCTGTGTCCCATGCTATGCGCATAGGGTAAGGCAAATTAATAGTAGTTAGGTACGTTCCGCGCTCGTTTGGCGTTCCGTATTTAGCTAGGGCTTGGGCAGTTGTTAGCATAACGTGTTTTTAAAGGCGCAAATGTCCAGTTTTTTGCGCTATAAAGTGGACTTTATTTCAAGTCTTCTAATTGTTCTTTGCTACGTAGGGCAAAAGCTTTGAACTTGTCCCAAACATTGACACCAGTTACCGAAAAGTAGCTTTCGTTAATGCTTTTAACCTCAGTAACTACGCAAAAGAAAGTAAACATTTTTGTTAACACTAGGTCAATAGCAATGAATTGGCCTAGAATGTCGGAAACTACAAATTTTTCGAGTAGGAAAATAAACACAATAGCGCCCGAGTAAAGAAGGCTTTTGCTAATCGTATGGCTTAGGCGTCGCGATCTTATGGAAACCCAGCCGCCCTTTTTAACGCTGCGCCAAATACCAAAACACGTATCTAAAACTATTGAAAGTATAGCTACCAAAACAAGCGGTGTAACGGGTGCTAAAACCGACAACACGGCAAAGGCGAAAATTTGTAGTTTCGTTGTCATTAGAAAACCATTATAGCGTTGTTGTACCCGTTGTCGTTGTAACGTTGCCCACAACGTCCGTAACAAGTTCCTACGCAATCGCACGCGTCAATCATGGGGCGTAAATCTGTGTCGCGGTTCTGTAAGCTAGTGAATAACGGAAACAAATTTTTGTTAGCTAGTAACCATCTAGACAAACGAGCTTCAAAGAAACTGGCTTTTTGTGCGTAATGCTCCATTGAAAAGGCAACCTCGGCACGGCTTACACTATTTGAATAGTCGCCGTTTTGTGTTTGAATACCTTTGTTTTTAAGTTGGTAAGATAGCCCGAAAACAGCATCCTCTGCCGAGCGCCACGCTACCACGGGCTGAATGAAAGTTACTAGGTCTTCTTCGTCGTTGGTTAACGTTTGGTCATTGTACTTTTCTAAAAGGTCGTTGTAAAACACCGAACCCAAAATAGGTTGTACCCTAAGGTCTGACTGCGTTTTAATGTACGGGGTTACGTCTGTAACGTCTACGTTCGCCGTAATTGGCGTGTTCGTCTTTAGGTAGTTTTCGGTTATGAAGTAAATCATTTCTTAAATGTTTGGGCGGGTTCTGGTTGTGCTACGACGTCGCCACCTTCAACGGGTGGTAAGCTTGCAAGCGCTCGAACTTCGTTAGGTGTCATGGTATCTAGGACTTTTGTAGCTACTAACGGCGACATTGCGTTAAGTGCGTCTTGCGTTTTACTAGCGTCGCCCTCAACTTCTACAATTGTTTCGTTAATAATCTGGAAATTCTTAATAGAAAACGCAGCGCTAATTCTTGAAACGTTCAATAGTTCTTGAAATATTTCGGTTACTTGTTCACGCAATGGAATAACAACGTTCTTTTCAAAGATTACGTAGGCTTGTTTAATGTCAGCGCCACCACCCAAAGACCCCGTAGTACGAACGCCCATTAATATAGGGTCAATTGTATGGGCAAAGCAAATTTGTTCTGTGTTTAAAGCGCTAGCCTCTTGAAACAATTTGTCGTTTTGGTTTACTGGTATGCTTTCAATTTTTGGTAGTTGGTCTTGGCTATTGGCAAAAAATGCAACACCTTTACCAGCGTTGGCGGCGCCTTTCATTCTGTCTATTGTGTCACGTAACACCTTCTTTTCTTCTTCGCTTTGTGGGCGTTTAGGGAAAAGCATAGCAAAAGACGGGAAAATAGAGTTCTGAATGTTCGACTTTGCGAAATATGAAAGCTCACCCGAAAGGAAAGCGAAGTTTAAAGCGCTAGAATATTGCGGTAATGAATAGTAGTCTTGTCCAATTGACGGCAATTCGTAGGCCCATAGCTGGCACTTGTCAGCACAAAGCGGGTGAAATGCTTTTATTTCCTCTACGTCAATTCGACTAGACCAATCCTCGCACAAATAGTAGCGGTCTTTTTTATTATTGATCCTTACCTTTTCGGGGCTTACATTTTCGATGCTTTTAACCTTTCCTTTTTCGTCAAAGTACAACTTAAAGTAAACACGGTGGTGCATTACTAGTTGCTTAGTCACGGCTTTAACAGACTTTGAAAGACGCATTTTCTTTTCCCAAGTGTAAAGCGCTAGCTTTTCGTCTGGTGTAAGCTTGTCCGTTTTAATTTCGTAGCCAGCACCGATAGCAGCGTTTACTTTAAAGTCTACAATAGCCCCATGTAAAGGCGACATATAGTAAAGTTGGTTCAAAGTTTCTGGAAAAAGGTTGTCTTGTCCAAATGGCACGTAGCCCGCCACTTGGTAGCGTCCGTTTACATAAGGCAAAGTAAGGTTACCGCCGCCAATTTTACCAAAAGGTGTAGAGAATGACTGGTAGCCCTCTAGCACTTCGGTTTTAGGTTGTTTGAATCTATCGAAAATTCCCATTGTTTAGTCGTATATCGAAGAAACGGCAACGCCAGCAACAACCATGCGGCCTTCTTCTATTAAATTTAAGTCTGTTGTATTCGTGTTTTCATCTACTATTATAGGCGTGTCACTTTCAAACACGCTGTATTTGTATTGGCCTTTGATTAGCGTAACGTCTGTGCCTTCTTCTAACGTGAAAAGGTTGTAACGTACGGGCCAGTTGCTAGTGTCTGTGCCTACCCAATAAATAGGCTCTACGGCGGTGTTATATTCACCCTCAAACACGAACAAATAGTAGGGGTTAACTAACGTCGTTACTTCGCTTAAAGTCAAAGCAAACGTGTTTATTTCCCCTTTGTCTATGTAAATCATAACTATATTAAAGTTCAAAACCTTAACGTTCAAAAACACAAAACCCCCTATAAAGGGGGCTAGTGTATTCCGAATAAAAGGACCTAATTAAACGAGGCCAGCAACGATAGTTGGGTCAACGGCAAAGGCCAATGTTTCGTTCTCCGCAACAAGCGTAACGCTGTATTTAGAACCGTCAGCGCGGACCGTCCCAGAACCTTCGCCGAATGCGCTAACTTGCAAGTATGGAAAATACCAATAATTGCCGTTTGCGTCACCGATTACAGCGTTCAAGTATTGTTGACCAGCTGCAAGAACTTTAATAGCGCGGCTTTTCTCTTGGTCGCGGCGGTGAAACATTAAGTTAATAGTTTGAGTAACGTAAGACGAACCGTTAATTAAGTCGATAGTTCCGTCTTCGGTAAAGCTACCAGTATTACGTTTGAACTCTAAAGCTACGTAAGGGGCAGTTTTTGTAATAGAGGTTACTTCCCAGTTCGTGCCCGTTTCGTCGGTTACGATACCAGTAATGTTGTCTTGTTGGTTAATCAACAAAGTATAAATCCCGCCCGAATTGTTCAAGCAGTCTTTTAGGATTTCTTCTAAAGTAGCACAAGCCATTTTTTCTAGTTTTTTGTAGTTATAAAAAAGGGCGGCGTATTATGGCCGCCCCGTATCATTTTAAATTGTGTCTAACGATTAGTCGAAACAAACGTTGTACATTACAATTTGGTCTGGGTTCGTGTAGTGGAAACCAGCTTTCAAGTTAGCACGTGTACGGATGTACGGCTCAGCAACTGAATCAGAAAGGTTAACCGCTTTCAATGCTTTAGCGTCGCCTTCTGCGTCAAATGCGTAGATAAGGTCTGTCTTAAGTGCAAGAACGATTGTGTTAGCTGGTGCGCCTTCTGCCAAAACAATTTTAATACCTAAGAAAGTAGGTGCTAAAGGTGCAGTAACATAAGTCAAAGTGTTGCCAGATGCAGCAGCAATTTGGTAGTCAACGAATACGTCGCTAGAAACGAACATACGAAGGTCAGCGCGCTTAGATTGTACGGCAGCTGGTGAAGCTTGTAGTACGGCAGTCATTTGCGCAAGAACATTTGAGCTATTGATAGCACCATTGTAAAGGCCGATTACTGCATTGTCAGCACAAAGTTTTTTAACATAACCGTCACACAAAGAAAGAACTTCGTCTTCGCTTTCTGTGTCACCTTGCCAACGGATCAACTCTAAGTCGTTACCGATACGGCCAGCCATTTCATTCCAGTAGTAAGCCATGAATGAAGGAACGCTAAAATCGCCGTTTGAACCTTGCGACATTTGCAAAGCCAAGAAAGACTGCTCGAGGTCGAACTGACAAATTTGGCTCATTGCTGAAAGCGCACAAACGTCAATGTCAACTGCATCTAAGTTGTCCGTAGGGGCAGCAAAGTTACATGTAGAAGGCGCAAGTAAGTTACCAAAAGTAACGTTTGCAAGTTTCGTTGCTGACTTAATACCAGGCAAAGTGCGGTAGTTGTCTGCGATGTCTTCAGTCAAATAAGCTTTTGAATAGAATTCATCTGGGTTAGGACATAACAACGCGTTTGTGTCTACGTCCAAGTCAAATTTAAGATTTCTCATTTTGTTGGTTTTTATTTTGTTTTTATTTGTTTACTTGTTTGATGCGCGAAAGGCTTTGAACTTGTCAAATACGCTTGACATTTTTGTGTCTTTAGCCATTTCGATTTCTTCTTCTTCACGAATTACGCCCATTTCTTCGATTTGGTTTTTCAAGTCTGCAATCATTCCGATTACTGCGTTAACTTGTTCTTCGATGATAGGCATAACAACCGCTTTGATTGCTTCGGCGTCCGTAGCTGGATCAACTGCCATTGCAGTTTCAGTTACTTCTTCTTCGATTACTTCTTCTTCGGTTACGCTTGTGTCTTCCATAGCAACTTCTTCGGTAACTTCTTCTGTTACTTCGGCCATTTCTTCTTCGACAACTGGTACTTCTTTTACTTCTACTACTTGGCCATCTTTAACCACGTAGATTTTGCCTTCTAAAAGGTGTTCTCCGTCTGGGAAATTCATATTATTTTGTTTTAAGTGTTTACTTAATTTCATACCCAGAAAGCCTTCAATAGAAAAACCGACTTGTTCGTTTTTTACTAGCGTGTTGTAATAGTCTACGTCGGTAACTTGAGCCGTTAACATTAACGTGCCTTTAGGAACTTCGATGCCGTAGGTTGTATATGCTTTGTCTTGGGTAGGGTTTTCGACTATCCACGCTTCAAGAATGTAAGCGGGAACGCCTTTGTTTTGGTCATGCTCTAAATTGAAAACGTTGCGGTTTTGCAAGTCACGCATAAACTTTACGTGTATTTGTTCGATTGTTTCCTCGTCAAATGTTACGTAGTATTCTTCTTCGTCGCGTCTGTAAATTTCCATCGGGATCATTGCGGGCGCGGTAACTCTGTATTTTAGTTCGTCGGCAAAGAAATGTTTAGCCACGTTTGAAAATGCTAAACCCTTAACTTTAATAGCGGGGTTTGAAGTGAAAGCAATTTGTTCGATGCCTAAATCTTCGCCGTCGCTATACTCGGGGTCTATTGTAATTTTGTAAACGGGTAAGTCGTTAACCATAACGATATTAAAAAAAGCCTATATTTGTTCAAAAATTATATACTATGGTTACTATTTTAAACAAAGAAATTCCTAACGAATTAAACGAGTTGACTATCCAGCAATTCGAAGACATTACAGAAATTCATGCTAACGAAAAGCTAGACCACGTCGAAAAACACTTAGAGGTTTTTAAGTACATGGGCGCACCAGAAGAAATTGAAGACGTAGACTTCGAAGACTTTAAAGAATACATTCGTCTTTTCAACACGGCAAAAGCCCCCGAAGGCATTTTATTGAAACGCTTTGAAGCGGACGGGTATACATACCAAGCCTACGACGAAGAATGGAAATTGAGCGCTAAAGAAACTAAGCTAATCGAAAAGATTTTAAACAACAAACACAAAGGGTATATTTCCGAGGTGCTAGCGGTATTGTTTAAACGTACCGACTTAGGTAAAAACGAACACTACACCGACGCTCATGTAAAGTTTAAGGCAAAAATTATACGTGAACTACCCGCCGAGGTTGCCGTGCCTTACCTAGTTGCCGTAGCCGAAACAATTAACAAACAAGTTCAAAGCCTTAATGAACCTACCGCATAGTTGGCACGAAGTTAAGCTATACCAGTTTAAGGAACTCCGCGCGCTTAAAGATGCGGGCGGGTTCTTTAACATTCAGCTAGAAACATTGGCTATTTTAGCGGACGTAAGCACGGACGAAATAGAAGAACTAACGCTAGAGGAAATAGCCACGTTATTCAAGTCTGTAAAATGGGTGCTACATGAACCTAAAAAGGGCTTGTCTAACGAACTATTGCTAGACGGGGAAACGTACACCTTACAACCATTCAAGAAACTAACGCTAGACGAGTTTATAGACCTTGAATATTTTCTACAAAACGACTACTTAGTACATATTTCGCATATAGTTTCCGTGTTTTGGCGTCGTACTCGCCTAGATGAGTGGCAAAATGTACAATTTGAACCCTATATATTTAGCCCTTTTGATCGTAACGAACTATTCGACGACGTAGAAATAACAAAAGTCTACGGCATTTTAAATGAATACCTAAAATATAGGGAAAATTTCATGCAAAAGTACACGGCTTTGTTCAATTCAGACGACGAACCAGACGACGAAAAGCTAGACCCTAAAGATTTCGACACCATAGAGGAATATAAAGACGAATTAAAGGCCCAAGAACAAAGCAAAAAAGCCCGCAAGTGGGGCTGGGAAAGTTTGATTTACGACTTATGCGAAGGTGACTTTACAAAAATAAAGGCAGTCGGTGAACTGCCCTTAATACTAGTTTTTAATATGCTTGCAATGCGTAAAGAAATGGGCTTACTTGAAACCCCTAAAGGCTAACGCCGCGTTAAAGTCGCCACCGATTGGTTCGAACGTGTAAATAATGCTTTTCTTGTCGCCCAAAATTCTAGCTACTTGCAGAATAGGGTAACGCTTTGTCATCCATTCCGTGTATTGTGCGTATATTTCTGCGGTTATTCCCTCGGCGTTTAGGCGTTGGGTAAGCTTTGCGCAAAGGTCAAAGGGTAACATGTTTACAGTTCCGTTGTTTAGAAACCCGAAATAGTACATTGCTACAATTTGTATTTCTAATTCACCAAGGGCGGGTATCTTTGCGTTAATACGGATTGAATCGTAAAGCGCTTGCGTGTCTATTAAAGCTTCTTCGGCAATAATACGGCGCAATGTCTTTGCGATCTTATTACGTGTTTTATAAAGAACGTTAAACGTCCCGTTATTCTTGTATGCCATTTGCTAGAAAGTTAGGTTCGTATGGAAACTCCTCAGTTGTTGCGTGTCCAGCAAATGCGTGTTTTGGGTTCTTTGGTTCTACTAAGTTAGCCCCGAAGTCGTAAAGCTCAGAACTCATAACATCGTAGTGATAGCCTTCTGCGTAGATAGGTTCTTCGATTACTTCCATTCCATCCATTACTGGAGGGGTCAATAGGATGAGACCGATTTCAACAACTGCTTGTACTCCGCTTCCGTATGCTTCGTGTTTTTCTCCGTCAATACCTTCGACCTCGATTAGTATTCCTTTTGCGTAAAGGTCGGCAACTGCTGCCGCCTTGTCTGAATAAGTCAGTTTATATATGCTTGTCATATCGTTGTAAGTTGTGCGAGTTGAGTGTTTGTAAGGCGAGTTTTCCAAAGGGCGGTAGCGTTTACATTGACATTTGACATATTACTAACATCTGCCCCATTAATTTCAAATGCGCTCATTGTTGGAATGTTTCCGCTTGTATCAGTTCCGATAAGCTGGCCGTCTATATAAAATGCAAAATCATTTTGCTTGTAGGCAATAGCGAGTTTATGTCTGCCATTTGAAAGTGTGGATGTTGAAAAAGCGAATTGCTGAACGCCTCCTATGTATGACTCACATACAAAAATATTATTTCCTACTTGATATAAAAAAATAGAGTTCATATAAGCATTTGCTCCCACCGAGTTTGCAATCATAAAAATGAAAAGACTCGCTTGATTAGGTTTGAAAACATCCACAAAAAATGTCCCCTCAGTTTGCCCTATAAGCGAACTAATACCAGTCTTTGAAATAACATCTGCGTTGCGTGTTACACTTGCTGAGGTTGTAGGTATGTAGGAAGTAGGGTAAGCGCCAGCTTCGGCTTGAGCACCATAAACATATATACCACTTGTTCCAGTACCTACAAAACTATTTTGACCCGAATTGTTTATCAAGCCTAATCCAAATGCTTTGTTTCCAGAAGTTCCAACAGTTGTTGCTGATACTCTTATAAAGCCATTAGCGTACTCCTCAACAGTTGCGTTAGTAAAATTAGAAGAAGTGCTTACTACTGACATAGTAGAAATGTTAAAAACAACCCTTCCTCCATCAGAATAATTTTCAATACAGCATCTGCTATATTCTGCCTCTTTAACAAAAAATGATATTGTTGTAGGGCTTGCTAAACCAACTATAAAACGTAATATTCCGTGTTGCGCATTGTTCGTGTTGTCATTCAGCTTTGATGCGTTTACCAATCCGTCTGGACTGATTATAGCTGAAGCAATTATAGAAGCGTCAGTTTTGCTCCAAGCAGCGTTATCAAAAGACGAACTCCAAGTGTAAATATTAGTTCTTTGCGGTTCTACAAGTAAACTTGGACAAGTACCATTTGAGTAGTCAAGTCTTGGGATGTTAAGTCTTGTTTCCGTTTTTTGGTAGTCTTTAGCGGTTGAGCCTTCGACAAGTTGTGCGCCCCAAACATAAAAATCACCAGTTGATGATGTAGCCGCCGCCCTTGCTGCACTTGCTGAATCAATAGCAAAAATATCAATAGCAGCACCAATGCCACTTGTAAAGGACATTGTGCAGCGATACCAACCATCCCCATAGTCTTCAATTTGAGGTGTACAATTAGCGTAAGAGCCTAAAACACCATCTTGTAAATCAAAATTAGCGTAAGGGTCTGAATCATTGCCGATTAAAAATTGTGTATATCTATGCGTTCCTTTCTTCATAAACCAACTCAAAGAGTATGTGCCATTCAATGATACAAGTTGATAAATTAATTTTGTATTGGTTCCTGCATCTAAAGTGAACTTATCCGCAGTTAAAGTGCCATCGGGTGCGGTTGTGTTATTAGCGGTAATAGTTCCATTTATTAAAACCCAAGCCGCATTGCTAAAATCTTGGCTATATTGTGCAAGATTGTAAGGCACTAACTCCACCAAGCCAGCAGAGTTTACTCTTGTTGCGGTGGTCGCTCGTGTTACTGACATATCGCCAGAACCATCGGACGGAATAACGGAATAAAGTTTGCCCTCTTTATATCC